ATCGACCGCCCAGGGTGTCGGTGGTTACTTCCACGATGAATGGATGGATGCGACCGACCCCGAGGGCGGCAAATCTGACTTCGTCCCGATGTTCTTCCCGTGGTTTTGGCACGACGAATACGAGATTGGCGACCATCACCTCACCTACGACAACCTCGAGCGCGAAGGTGACTTCGGCGACGAGCATGGGGTGCTCCGGTTCCTCCTCAACGAGGGAGTCGACGCCGAGCAAGTGCTGGCTAAACTCGCATGGCGCCGGCGCAAGATCCGCAACGCGCCCAAGGGCCTTGACGGCTTCCATGAGGAGTACCCGTGTACACCCGAGGAGGCGTTTCTTTCCACCGGATCCAACGTGTTCCCGCTCCAAGAGCTCATGGAGTGCTACAAGCGCCACGTCGGGAGCTCGAGGGGCTACCTCTACAACAACTCGGGGCAGATCGGGTTCCACGAAACCGAGCAGGGGCACTGGTCGATCTACAAACTGCCGGGGAAACGCCAGAAGTACGTCGTCGCGTGCGACCCGACCAAGACGATCGAGGGGGATCCGGCCTGTATTCAGGTGCTCAACCGCGCCACGATGGAGCAGGTTGCCGTCTGGCACGGATCCGCGGTGGCATCCCAGGTCGGAGAGATCGCCCTGGCTGCGGCCTACTGGTACAACACCGCGATTCTGAACACCGAGGTCCAAGGCGGCGGGCGCGACGTCATGCAGGTGTGGCGCGACGCCGGTTACTCGAACATTTGGCTGGACCGCCGCCCCGACAAGACGCGCCGATCGAATCAGGTGCTCGGGTGGAACACGACCTATGACACCAAGCAATGGCTCATCACCACGGTGCAGGGGTTCCTCAAGCGCAAAGACGTGATCATCCATCACCCCGCCACCTATTACGAGCTCACGCAGTTCACCGCGCTCGAGGACGGGACATTCGGGCCGGCGCGCCGCAGCGGCCACGACGACTGTGTGATGGCCTATGGCATCGCGGTCATGACGGCATCGACGGAATGGTCAACGCTGGGCATGCAGGACATCTTGGGACAGGGCTACGGCGCCCCGGACCTGGGCGCGCATCGCATCGTCATCGAGAACGCTGGTCGCTCGGCCGGCGACGTCCTCGGGATGTCCAACCCACGGGCCGACGAGTCGCTCTATGCGTTGGCTGGGGAGATTGAAGAATGGCTGTGACTTTCGCCAAGGTCATGAGTAGGGTCGATGTCCAACCGGGAGGGTGCTGGCTCTGGACCGGCGCCGTCCAGTCGGGGGGTTACGGAGTGACACAGTGGAAAGGAGCGAAGGTATATGTGCACCGACTCATTTATGAGGTACTCATTGGTCCTATCCCCGCTGGTTATCAGAACGACCATTTGTGCCGAGTGCGGCCTTGCTGTAACCCGTCCCACCTTGAGCCAGTGACGCCTGGAGAGAACAGTCGCCGGGGGATCCGGGGCCGACTCACAACACACTGCCTCAGAGGACATGAGTATTCTGCGTCCAACACGCAATGGGTACGAAACCAATCCGGAGGCCAGAGCCGAGTGTGTGGGCAATGCAACAGAGAGCGGGCGGCTCGGAATAGGGCGCTGCGGTGAAGTATTCGTACAAATGCACGACCGAGAACCTGACGTTCGACGTCGAGGGCCCGCCGGCCGAGACGGCGCAGTGCCGGTGCGGATCCGTCGCCAGGCGCGTATACGGCTTCGCTGTAAACAAGGCGAGCCTCAAGAGCCAGGCTCGCTGGGATCCCGTCGTCGGCCAGTACGTCGAGAACGATCGACAGTTCCGTGACGTCCTGGCGGCATCGCAAGAGCGCGAGGCCAAGGAGCTCAACATGGACGTCCCCCTCGTCCAGGTCGACGCCCGGGACCAGGAGGCGCTCGGCGAGCTCCACGGCACCGGCCTGGCGCATCGCCAGGAGGTCGCAGAGCAGTCGGCGAAGATCCACCACGATCAGGTGGCCGCGGCGAACAAGGAGTCCAAGCCGAAAGTGCTGATCACCTGATGGCGCCAGGCGACATCACCATCGGCCGGCGGGTTGACTCCTTCTCGGACATCGACCGGCCCGGCGACTACTACGGCCCGAGCCGCGGCGACGGCGAGTACGAGCACGTGTTCTTCCTCAAGCCGAACGCTCGAGATGCCGACGCGCCGGCGATCGCCCGCTCGGTCCAGCATGTCAGGATCCCGCCGCACACTTACCGGGAGTGCCCGGACGGTTCGCTCGAGATTCGGCAGTCGATCGGCGACACCCGCGCGGAGCAGCCGGACAGTGGGTCCGATGGCTGGCATGGTTTTCTTGACGAGGGCCACCAGTGGAGGCAGGTGTAATGGTCGTCGGCGCTTCAACAATGGTGCAGGTTGAACGCCCGTCTGACTACGACGCGACCGATTTCGTCCGCCGGCTCCAAGTCATCTATGACCAGGCCAAGAAGGCCAAGGGCCAGCTCCTCAACGAGTGGAAGCGCAACTACCGCCTGACGATGAACCGCTCGAGCTCGGCTCTGCCGGCCGCGGCGGGGATCCGGGCGAACGAGGTCTACCCGACGATCGACTCGCGCGTTGGGTGGATGACGGACCAGGAGATCACCTGTTCGATCACGCCGGCGGCCGACCCGTTCTCGCCGTACTTCGCGGTCCAAGACATGCAGGCCGAGCAGCTCGAGTGCCTGATCAACTCCGTCTACCAGACCGACCAGTGGTACGCCGAGATCACCAAGATGCTGTGGAACGCGGCCATGTACGGATCCGGCTTCGTCAAGGTCGGATGGGACCAGGGCCTCGAGGACGGCCTCGGCCAGGTGGTGCTCAAGTCGACGTCGCCGTGGTGTCTTTACATCGACCCCTACGCCGAGTCGCTGGACGACGCGCAGTTCATCATCGAGGTCCACACGATGTCGGAAGGCGAGATCGAGCGCCGATTCCCCGACGCCGCACTGCACAAGATCCGCCGGGCCCTGAGCGCGGGCGACGTCTCCAAAGAGCACATCCCGCCGACCCAAGAGCAGAACACGCCCAAGCAGGGCTACCTGATTCCGGTTGACGCCGGCCAGGGACCGACGACGTGGGGCCCGCCTGGTGGTGTCGACCAGCCGTGGTCAGAGATGACGTATCGCGCGGTGAACGTCTACGAGGTGTGGCTGCAGGAGAACTGCCTCGAGTGGGTAACGCCGGCCGATCCGTCGATGCCCGACGAGCCGGTGATGGTGACCGAGTGGCGCGTCATCGTGCACGCCGGCGGGCAGATTCTGCTGGACGAGTACGCGTCGAACCTGTTCCACATGAACCGTCATCCCTACGTGCGTTATGTCGACGTCGAAACGGGCGAGCTGTGGGGATCGCCGATCGTGCGCGACATCGGCCCGTGCCAGGTCGCACTCAACCGGCTGCTCTCCCTCATGCAGAACAACATCGAGTACACCGGCAATCCGATCTTCATTGGTGTCAAGAACAGTGGCATGGACCGCTCCAACTTCGTCAACCGTCCGGGCCGCATCTATGACGTGGACGGCGGTCCGAACAGCGCGAACAGCAAGCCGACGTGGCTCAACCCGCCCCAGCTCCCCGCGCTCCTCATGGAGTTCATCAACTGGTGGCGCGACGAGATCGAACGCATCGCCGGCCTCCAAGGTGGACAGCGCGGTGAGATCCCAAGTGGTCGTGCGAGCGAAAAGCAGGTATCGGCGACCCAGGAGGCGGGGTTCATCCGTGTCCGCTCGGCCCAGCGCAATCTTGAGCTCACACTCCGCAAGGCGTTCGAGCTCGTCGCCAACCTCATCATCATCAACTACGACGTGCCCCGAGTGGTGGCCATCGTTGGTGACGAGGGTCAGATGGCGTCGATCCGTCTGGCCACGCGGCACTTCTACACTCCGGGTCCGAATGGTCCTGACCCGATGCGGTTCTCGTTGCTGGTGAATGCTGGCTCGTCCAAGCCGACATCTCGAGCCGCTCGGATCAAGGAAGCCAACGATCTCTACGAGATGCACGCCGTCGATGCCCAATACGTCTTGCAGGCGTACCGAGTGTCCAGGTGGCAGAGCGTTTTGGCTCGGGTCAAGCAGGAGCAGCAGGAGGCCGCGGTAGCCGCCGCTCTGTCGGGTGGCGGCAAGGGCCAGGCCAAGGGTCCTGGCACGGGTCACGCCCACTAGGTAGAGTGCGCGGCATGGATCACGCGGTCAACCGAGCTCCCGTCTCCCATGAGATGTCGACCGAGTCCCGCGGCTCCATCCTCCCGGCCGAGCGCGGCTCGATGATCGGCAAGCACGATGCCGAGGGAGTCCCGGGCCAGCCTGTCGGGCTCGAGGCCCGCAATGCGTTCGCTCTGCCGAGCGATTGCTACGACGATGCCGGGGGCGATGCCACGTCGCACCTCACCGAGGGACGGGCATAGGCGGCCGGAAGTGCCCTTCCAATCCGAGAAGCAGCGGCGCTACCTGTGGGCAAACGAGCCGAGGATCGCCGAAGCGTGGAGTCACGGGAGGTCATCGGTCACTGGCAAGCGCGAATCCGCCAGCCAGCAGGGGAAACGCAAGTCGTCCAAGAGGAGCAAAGGTCGTTCCTCGCGGAAACGTTCACGCGGAGGGAGGTGATTGCTGATGGAGAGTCAGATCCGCTTCCGTGGCCGCAAGGGCCACAAGCGCCACGGGCGCAAGGGCCGCTGAGCCCTCTCGGCGGGCATCGCTGAGCCCGACCGGATTTGCGCGAGAGCACCCCCCGACCCACCAGCCGGGGGGTGCTTCGCGTCAGTAACCATGACAACGGAGCAAACGCGCGCTAATCTCCGCGAGCAACGACCCCGGAGGTTTGAGATGGCGCAAGACCAGAATCAGGTTCGTCCGAGCTACGGCAGCCAGCCGAAGGGCAAGGCGAACATCATGCGGCAGGGCCAGACGGAGACGGCGGCGTGGGGCGAGGACCCGATGGCGATGGGCCACATCCCCGAGGTGCGCGACAACCCCGACCTGTAAATGGCAAAAGCATCAGGATCGGGAGCGCCGGCCTCTGTCGCCGAGGGTTTGGGGAACGTTCTCCGTGCCGTCTCCGACACGATGGCCGCGCCTGACGCCGCGCAGATGAAGGTGCCACTCATGCACCTCCAAGCGACGGTTCTCGATTTGGTGCACGGTCAGATGAAGGGTCCACAACAGCCGGGCCAGCAGGGCCAGCCCGGTGCACAACCCGCAGGTGGTGGAGCAGCTCCCCCCGGTGCTCCACCCGGCGGTCCCCCCGGAGGTGGCGGCGCTCTCGGCGGTGGCCTCTCCGGTCTGATGGGTCAGAGCCAGGGCCCGTCGAATGCAACGTCAGGTGGTGGTCCGTCGCTCTCTGGCATGGACCCTGAGCAAATGCGCCAGATGGCTCTCGTCGGCGCGGATAGCGACCAGTCATGAGTCCCTCGATCTTCGATCTGATCACCGATGGTGCGGACGGAGAGCCCGTTTTCAGTGGTGAAGGAATCGACGCCGCGCTCGAGCGCGCTATTGCGGATCGGCCGGTTGCCGGCCGGCCCGTTGGCTTCGATCCCTCGAGTGATGGAGGGGCAACTCCTCCGGCGCCATCACCGGATGGGGAGGTCCACGGCGCCGAAGGTGGAGCACCACAGCCGCCGGCGACCGGCCCACCTGAGTCGCCAGCGGCTGCTCCACCCCCTGCAGCGCCTATTCCCGCGCAGCCAACAGGCGAAACCCCGCCGACCGACCCGCTCCTCGCCGATCTCACCGATCTCGAGCGGATGGAGCTCACGCAGCTTCGCCAGGCACTGCGCGACCCGGAACGCCAGATGGGCGTGCGCCGGGCCATGCTCGGAGTGGAGGCGCCGGCGCCAACGGCCGCCCTAACCCCTGCGGCGCCGGCGCCCCCGCCCGCCCCGACTTTGCCCGAGGAGTTCGAGCCCGGATCCGCCGAGGCCCAGCTCTGGCAGGACAACCAGGACATGCGGACCCAACTCGCCCAACTCGCCGCGGGTCAACAGCAGCAGAATGAGCAGTCTGAGCAGCAGATCATGAATGGGGCCGCACAGCGTGCGACAGCCTCGTTCACCTCGCGCTACGGCGGGAAGCTCTCGGCTGAGGAGATCATGGCCGTGGCCCAGCACGCCGGCATGCAGAAGCTCCCCGAAGCGTTCCGCCCCGTCTCGAGCTCCTGGGATGAGGCGATGGAGAAATCCCTCGACTACGTCCTGCGCTCCAATGACGTCTTGCTGGGCAAGGTTCTCGGCAACGCCGGCGCCCCCGCGCCTGCACCCGGGACTCGCACACCGGAGGCGCAGCACCGCGGGCGCCAGCTCACTGCGCTATCGTCCGCCGCATCCCCATCTGGTGACAACGCAACCAGAGCGCCGATCGAGCATCGCCCGGACGGCAAGCTCACCGAGAAGTCAAGACTGCAACTCGTCCAAGAAATGATGGGCGGGGGCGGTATTACAGGTTCACCAGGAGAAGGGATTTAGCCGATGGCCGTCACCCCGACCGGCGTAGACATGATCACCTCCATCTCGCGGAGGATTCTGCGAGAGGAGGCAACGGACGTCTACTACCTCGGTTCGCCTTGGACATGGCGGCTGTGGGCCAAGAACAAGGTCGTCCGCCGAGGCGGCCTGCACATCGAGTCACGGTTCATCTACCAGCCGTGGTCGACGGGCGGGTTCTTCTACGGCCCCGAGGTGCTCAACGTTGAGCCGTCCGACCCCGAAATCTCCGGCGCCTGGGAGTGGAAGGAAGCCGAGACGAACGTCACGATCGACCAGCGCTCGCTCATCCGTGCCGACTCGGAGTACGCGGTGGCCAACTACGTCATCGAGCAGTGCGAGATCGCCAAGATGGACCTTCGCGACAAGCTCGCTTACGGCGTGTGGTCGGACGGGTCCAACTACAAGGTGTTCGACGGCATGTTCGAGGTGGTCGACAACGGCACCATCGCGACGACCTACGGGGGCCTCGCCCGCACCTCGTACCCGTTCTTGAACGCGCAGGTCGACTCGACCACGACGACGCTCGGCATGGGTGCGATGAACAGCCTGTGGGATCTGTGCACCAAGGGTGCGCGTGCTCCCAAACTGTCCGTCTCCATCCGGTCGAATCTCACGCGGTTCGAGAACACGCTCCAAGCTCAGGTGCAGTACACGCAACCGACCGCCGTTGTGGACCAGACGTTCGCCAGCGGTGGGTTCTCCGGTGGGTGGTTCCGCAATCAGCCGTGGCTGGTGGACGAGCACATCCCGCCGAACGGGACCGAGGGGAACCTGTTCTTCCTCAACGATGACTACTTCGAGTTGGTCATCAACGAGAATGGCGACTTCGTCGTCCACCCATTCCAGATGCCGACCAACCAGTTCGTCATCACGTCCCTCACCTACGTAGCAGGAAACATCATCTGTACGAACCCCCAGGTCCAAGGAAAGTTCACCGCGCTGGCTGCATGACGACCTTCATTGGACTCAAGCCCTCCGTGGAGGGTCGCTTCCTTGCGAAGTTCACTGTCAGCGATGGCTGCTGGGAGTGGACAGGTGCCCAACGGTTCGCGGGCTACGGCACCCTCAAGGTCAACGGTAAGAGCATGCTCGCCCACCGATACGCGTGGTACTGGTACTACGGCGAGATGGTTCCCAACGACATGGTTGTCGACCATCTGTGTCGTAACACCCTCTGCGTGAATCCCACGCATCTTGAGGTAGTCACTCATGCCGAGAACATCAAGCGCGGACTCAAGGGCGATCTATTTCCTGGGCACTGTCCAGCAGGCCACGACTACACCCCGGAGAACACCCTTATCAATCGAAAGGGTTCGCCTGTGTGTCGGACCTGCAAGCGCAGTCGAGAGAGGAAGGTCTGACATGCGTCTCACCCGTTCCCGCCGTTTCCACGACCCCGACCTGCTTCGTGCGGCGCGCATCGCCGAGATGCTCGACGCGTCGATGCACCCGCTGGGCAACTCGTACAACGCGCTGGGACTCAACAACCAGCAGCCGGAGTACCAGTGCCTATGGGCCCCGATGGGACTCAACAGCGCGACCACGTCGGCGATCATCACGCCCACGGCAGCGGGCGCCGGCGCGCTCGTCCCGGGCGCTGTCATGTCCCTCACGACTGCCGGCCTGGGCACCAACCCCGGGCCTGGCGGTGACGACGATGGCGCGACCAACTACACCGCGGGCATGGTGGACCTGGCGGCTGTGTCGGCGACGACGCTGCTTGCCGGCATCCTCCTCGGCTTCGGTGCTCCGGGCTCGTTCCTCCAAGCCCTGCCCTCCACGTTCGGCCCCTCGCAGGCTGGCCCGGCCGTGACGTGCATGATCGGCACCAAGGGCATCGCGCAGGTGCTCTGCGACAACACGACCACGATCGGCCACACGCTGAACGTGAGTTCGACGTCGACCCACACCGGGCAGGCGTCGGACACCGGGGGTACATCGTTCACCCTTGGCTCGACCATCGGTGTCGCGTTGCAGGCGGTGACCGTGTCCACCGGGCCCAAGCTTGTGTGGGCAAAGATCGACGTTCCGTTCTCCGTCTGAGAGGTAGCAAATGGCCGCAAATGGGGTTCTGCCCTTCGCCAATCCGGTCACGACCGACGAGCTGTGGAAGAACCTGCTCTACGACTTGGGCCTCACGATCCCCGGGTCCAAGGGCGGGCCGATCGAGATGCGGTTCATTCTCAAGCTCCTCGATCAGGGACTGTCGGGCGTCGGCGCGGGCTCCTATGGCACCGGCGTTGACGGCGTCCAGACGTTCGATGGCACGGCGACCGTTCTCGGCTTGGCGCCGAGTACCGGGGTCTACACCCTGACCCGCGACATCTATCTCGCCGATCAGTCCACCATCGCGGCGGCGGCGACCATCAAGACAGCCGGGTTCCGCATCTTCTGCGCGGGCCACCTCTACATCAACGGGACGATTCAGTCGAATGGGAACGCGTCGGTGGCCAACGCTGCTGGTGGTGCGCTGTCGTACTCAGGCACCATCTCGAACACGACCGTGGGCGAGGCTGGCGCGGCCGGCGGGACTGGCAACGGATCCGCAGGTACCGCGGCGGGCACCAACGCGCTTGGTGGCGCGGGTGGCGCGGGTGGCGCATCGACGGACACCGCGGGCGCGGGTGGCGCTGTCACGGCGCCGGCAGCCACGGTGCAGAACCTGCAGTCACTTCCCAACGCCATCGCGGTGCGTGTCATCGGCACGACGGCGTTCGCTCTGTGTCTCGGTGGCGCGGGTGGCGGCGCTGGCGGTGGCGACACCACGAACAACAGCGGCGGCGGTGGCGGCGGTGGCGGAATCGTCGGCCTGTACGCGCAGAGCATCTCAGGCACGGGCAACGTGCAAGCGGTTGGTGGCGTCGGCGGCGCAGCCAACGCGACCGGGAACAGCGCCGGCGGCGGTGGCGGCGGTGGCGGTGCCATCATCTTGGTCTCGCGCTCGGTCACCAACGTGGCGCCGACAGTCACGGCCGGCGTTGTGGTGATCTCGGGCGTTACGTTCTCCGTGGCCGGCGGCCTCGGCGGCGCCAAGACTGGCACCGGCGGTGTCGGTGTCGCAGGTTCCGCTGGCAATATGATCCTCCTCGCGGCATAAGGAGCTCCAATGGCAGTCCCCACAGCAGCCCTGCAGGATCCTCCCGGCGTCAAGTCTCGAGGTGTCGTCAAGGTCACGTCGATGAAGGCACGCGGCGCTGTCTCCCAGCCCGAGGGTCGTTGGCGCACCCGGCCGGCTGAGCGACCGTTCCTGCTCGAACACGACATCTTGAAGGTCACCAACGTCGACAGTGTCGATTGGGAGTTCAAATGGGACCGGCGCAAGTACCTGGTCCGCGTCGGTGAGACAGGGTTTATCCCCTTCCCCGCCGTCATGATCAAGATGGGCGACCCGCGCTCAGTCCCGGACATGGTCACGCGGTTCAACACCGACGACGGCCAGCGCGGCGTCATCGCCACACGCCACGACTCGTTCGTCACCTTGTTCGCCCACTACGGGATCGGCAACGAGGATCTCGAGGAGCTGGTCGACTTCGCACCCAAGCTCGAGGTGCGGACGATGAGCGACGACATGGAGGTCCAGTTCCCCGCTCAGAATCCCGAGATGCTGCCGTGGCCGGTGCCCCAGGCGCCCCAGCCGGGCCGGGAGAACAGCGACACCCGGCGCATGTTGTCGGGCCTCGAGGACGAGAACCGCTCGATGCGCGAGGAGCTGGACGAACTGCGCTCGATGATCTCGGGCAAACTCAACCCGGGCGAGGCGCCCCCGCAGGGCCGCTCCGTGGTCCAAGGGGAGGACAACCCCGACGATCTCGCGGCTGCTCTTGCCGGCGCCACCATCGACCAGGGCCCCGCTTCGCAAGTCAACTAGCCCGTGCCCACCGAGGGGTGGGGCACCATGCCCATCGAGGAGCTCATGGAGTTGCTCGAGTCCACGACCGGCTCCCTCATCAAGCAGTACGAGGAACTGGCGCTGGACGAGGGTGCCTACCAGCGCCAGTTCTGGACCATTTGGCAGCAGCTCCCCGATGGCATGTCGGTGGCCGCCATGACCCGTGACTGCGAACTTGAGTGCCGCGTGCTCGATGAGGCCCGGATCTTGAGTCGATCGCTCCTCGAGGGCAAGCTAGCCAGAAGGGATGCCCTGGTGGCCATCCTCGCCGCGAGAGCCAAATGAGCCCGGGCTCGAACGTCCCGCGTCAGGACGAGGAGGAGCGGTTCGAGTGGATCCATATTGACGACTTCACGCCGGGCGTCTACGACAACTCGTTCATCTCCCTAGCCGAGCCGCACCTGTCCGCTCCCCTCGGATCCGCGGATGCGATCGAGACTTGGTGCTGTGCCGCGCTGGCCGCGGGCGACGGCCTGGGTCCGCTGCCCGCCCTGAGTCTTGAGGCGACCGACACGCCGGCGCTCCCGGGTACGGCGACATCCGCGTTCATCACCGGATTCATCGTCAACCCCGGGCTCGACTCCGCGGTAGACGAGCTCATCATCATCTTCGAGGCCGACGACGGGACCACCCACTACGTCAATGGTTACTCCGAGGTGCCCAACGGGCCGAGTCAGAACAGCATCCTCGCCATCACCGGCACGACACAGGTAGGCATCTTCGGATCTCCGTACCCGACATGGACGCGCATGACAGCGGATGGCACCGGTAACCCGCCCCCGGTGCTGGTGTTCCCCGTCTCCATTGACGATGGCTCAAGCCCGAACGGCCACCTCTACGTCTACCCCACACTGGCCGCGCCGACAACGTTCACCTGTCAGGACTTGATCGTGACCAAGAGTTCGATTACGGGCCAGGTCATCTGCTACGGCTCGAGGGTGATCGTGCTCGCCGGCATCGACTACCAGTGGCCTGTTGGCGGCGGCATCAACACGAACGAGAACATCAACTTCACCGACCCCCCCCTGTCAGCCGCATACGGCGACCAGATGGACGTGATCGCAGCCGAGTACCCGTGGGGCTACGGCGCATGGGGCACCATGTCGGTTGGTGAGCTGTTCTTGATCAAGAAGAACGGCGGCGGCCTGATCATCTACGGCGACATCGACGCGGTGACCAGTGCGATCCCCATGCCGGGTGTGCAGTCGACGGGCGACTTCGTCGGCAAGGCGGCGTCGACCCCCCTCGGGTTGGTGTACTGCTCGGAGGACCGCGGCGCGTGGACATGGAACGGTGGGAACACGGCGCAAAAGATCAGCGCGGCGCTCCGAGACAACTTCTATGACGCCACGACCCCGACCGGGATGGAAGGCAACAACTACGGGTTCTCGGTGGCGCACTGGCAGGACTGGCTGCTGTTCTCGAATAACTACCTCTACGACGCGGACCGCAACGCGTGGTGGCAGCTCTACCCCGGCGATGGCAACGACGGGACGGGCACCACGGGAGTAACGATGTGGTGGTGGAACGAGGGACGGTTCGGCAACATCATGTGGGCCGCCCCCCTCCGCTTCGGCACGGCCGGCGGCCTCAAAGACGTCTGGTGGTATCAGTTCGACTCGCACGTCCCGGCGCCACACTGGCAGTGGCAGAGCCTCCCCATCCACGTCAACAAGAACGCGGATCGGGTTCTCAACCCGCGCCAGGTCATCGTGCGCCTGTCGGATCCCTCGGGATCGGGGAACGCGTCAGCAACCGTGACAGTCAACGGCAACGTGCTCGGCTCGGTGCCCAACCCCGACGAGGGAGCGTCCGTGATCGGCACTGAGCCCACGTCGTTCCGCCTGAACGCCGGCGACGGCGGCGCATGGGCCTATGACCTTGTGATCAAGGTGCAGGGCGACAATGACGTCAGCGGGAGCTCGCCGATCCTGCACTCGATCGACGTCGGCTACCAGATCCGCCAGGGTCTCGGTGTCAGCAACTGATGGTCGTCGCCCCCAACCAGAAGAAACTCATCATCCCGGGCAAGGCGGACCCCTCGGCCCCCCTTTACTACGCGCGGGACATGCGCACGATCGAGGAGTGGGCCAACGCGCAGGCGAGCGGCGGCATCACCGAGATCACCACGGGTACACCCGGTGTCTTGACCATCACCAACGCCACGGGCCCGGTTGTCAACATCGACAGCACGGGAGGTGGCGGTGGTGGGGGCACTGCTGGCATGGGCGACCTCGACGCCGGCTCGGACACAGCCGACTATCCGTTCACGACCATCCACCTCGGGCCCAACGACGACAACAGCCCGCGCGGGCAGCAGGGTTCAGAGATATATCTGTTCGACAACGCCACCGGGTTCGACCAGTTCTATTCCTTCGCCAAATCATGGTTCACCTTCGTCGGCGCTGGCCTCTCGATCAACTACCTGCCCATCGTCGGGGTGCCGGTGTTCACCGGGCCCGACCTTGGGATCGCTCTGGTCATGAGCGCGCAGTCGATCGACGCGACGAACATGGACGTCGAAGCCACAGAGGGGGCCCTTACGCAGTCGTCGGGCGCGATCGTGCGCTACCCCGCATCGGACTACACCAACGTGAATACCTTCGGATCGGACATCTTGTTCACGCAGGGGACCGGGACAAGCTCGGGATCGGGCCAAATCTCCCAGGGAGGCGGGAGCCCGGGCAGTCTCGGCGGGCTCTATCTGTGCAGCGTGCAGCTCAACATCACAGTCCAAGACGGAGTGAGCTTTTCATGAGAGAATCGGCGCTGTGACGGTCACACTCGAGTCGGCACGCACCGAGGTTCGGTCCCTTCTGGACGAACCCACGGCGCAGTTTTGGCTCGACTCCGAGATCAACTCTTGGCTCAATCAGGGGGCCCAGGACATCGCCCGCCAAGCCCAAGCCCTGTGGATGCAGCTCGAGGTGTCAGCCGTTCCCGATCAGCAGTTCTACGCACTGCCCCAGGACTTCCTCGGTGTGCACCGGCTCGACTTCCAACTCGACAACGCCGACCAGACATACAACCTCGAGTTCCGAGGGATCAAGGCGATGGACGAGATTTGGGGGATCCTCCACCAGCTCCCGGCGGCCTTCCCGACAGCCTTCTACCTGTGGAACGACACCGGCCTGCCGGGCGGCCAGCCCTACTTCGCCACCTATCCCGTGGTGGGCTCGACCGGCACGTTCATCTGCTACTACTACCGCAACGCCATCCCCGCGACGGCTGACACGGCGCTGCTCGACGTCACGCCGGCCTATGAGGACATCGCCTACGAGTACGCGGTCGCCAAGGCGAAGCGCAAGGACCGCGACCCGTCCTGGCAAGAGGCCATGAAGATGTACCAGGACCAACTGCAGATGATGTTCAACAAGACGTCTCGGTTCTCGGACCAGGGGGACCAGTTCACGTCGGGGGCCGGGCCCAACTGGCCCATCTATATGTACTCCGACGTCAATGACGGGGGTTGGTGATGGCGAACACCGGCGCCCTCGGCACCCAGCAACAGCAACCCGCGCAGACGACGCAGCAGGGATCGGGCGCGGAGGCGCCCGCCCTCCAACCCTTCTCGAGCGCCGCCGCCGGCCTCCTCGGAAACTCGAACTGGCAGAACCAAGTCAGCGGTTACCTCGCGGGCCAGAGCGCGCCGGCCATCGCCCAGGCCGGCCTCTCGGGCGCCCTCGGTGGCGCGCAGCTCGGGATGGTGGGGCCCCAGCTCGGTGTTTCTCAGGCCGAGCTGGGCAACCAGCAGGGCTACAGCCTGGCCAACGCGCTCTTGGGTTATGAGGGGACCGGACTGCAGTCCCAGGGCCTGGCCCAGCAGGCGTCAACCGAGGCGGCCCAACAGGGCATCGAGCAGGCGCAATATGGCGTGTCACAGACGCAGTACCCCGAGCAGCAGCAAGAGGCGGCCCTGCAGAATCAAAACGCGGTCACCGCCAACCGGGACGCCGCGGCCATCGGCGGGGTGACGAACACGACGTCGGCGAAGCGCACCGCGTCGACCCAGGCGTCCGAGTACGGATGGCAGCAAGCCGACATCTTCCGCAACCAGCAGCTCGCCCAGCTCGGCCAGCAGTCCGAGGAGCAGGGCTACGCGGGCCAGGAGTCGGGCATCGCCAACCAGCGCCAGCAGCTCGCCCTCGCGGCCCAAGGTGAGGGGCTCTCGGCCCAACAGGCCCAGGCTCAGTATGGGTTCGGCCTACAGCAGCTCGGCATCAACGCCAGCCCCGAGCAGTACCTCTCAACAGTGGCGAACGCGCAAGGTGGAGAGGCCCAGCAGCTCGCAGCATTGGGATCCCAGGCCGGCCTGATCGGTGGCCTCGGCCCGAACTTCGGAGGTTGAGATGGCAAGTCAGAGTCAGACCGACAGCAGTATCGAAACAATCAACCAGGACAACGAGGAGCTGTCGAGTGATCTGGCGCAGTCGGACAATGCAAAGCTGGCCAGCCTCCTCGCGCCGTCGACCACGACCACCACGGCTCCGGCCAAGGATCAGCGCGTCACCTTGACCCACCCCAAGGAGGAGGAGGCGGCCGCCAAGGGGGAGGAGCAAAAGAAGGCAGCGGCGGCCAAGTCGGCGGCCGCCCAGAAGGCCCTGCAGGCGCAGATCCAAGCGGTGCAGGACTCTCCGTGGACCCAGCTCTCGAATGGCCTCGTCAACCAGTACAAGACGGCCGAGACGCCGACCGCGGCGGCCATCTCTGGCACCGCGACCCCGACCGCGCAGGAAGGCGCGGCGAACAGCGCCCTCTCGTCCCTCGGCTTGAGCTCGAGCTCGCCGGCGGGATCCTGGCTCACGGCGCAGACCCAGGCGGCTCAGCAGACCGCCGCGCCTGTGTCGCAGGCGATGGCCCAAGAAGGTGCTCAGTACCAGGCCGAGGAGCAGCCGATTGAGAATGCCCTGGCGGCCGGCGGGGAGGCCAATGCCCTCGCCGTGAACACGGCGCCAGAGGCGTCTTGGGTGCAGGCCCTGGCCAGCCATGTCCAGTCGAACCTCTCCTTGTACGGCACGGTCCCCACGGCTGCCCTGAGTTCCCTGTCGCCCGCCGTGGCCGAGGCGCTCAAACTCTCTGGTGGCTACCCCGGATCGTCCGCTGCCGGGACCACGCAGATACAGAACATCGGCCCATCGGCCACCGGCGGATCCAAAGTCGACGTTCCCTCGAGCGCGAGCTCGGCATTGGCTAGCGCGGGGTCGACGGGCTCGGTTCCCGCACCCAGCCCCGCGCCCGGCGGCTAATGGCTCGAGCACCCAAGTCCGGGCAGCAGACGTTCGACTCGGAGTGGCAGAAGGCCGTCGCCTGGGCGCAGTCGAACGGAATCGGTGCCAACTCCTACCTCCCCGTGTACCAGCTCGACCTGACCCGCCTGCAGAATGGCGAGTACCCGATGGGGGCGGCCGAGCGGAACCTGGCGATCATGGCCGCGCACAATCCCAACCAGGTTGTCAGCGCCCCCCAGGACAACCCGACCGGATCCCTCAACCCGAAAAGCATCATGACGAACGCGGTGTCCGACGCCGGCAAGATCGCCACCGGCATCGCCGGCATCTTCACGGGCTCCTTCGAGAAGCAAGTGTGGGACAGCGCCAAGGCGACGTACAAGGCGGTCGACCATCCTGCCACTCAGATGTTCCACGGCACGGGATCCCAGGCCGGCATCAACTCGTTCATGGGGACGATCGGCAACTGGCTCAACAACACGCTGCTGGCCTACGCCCCGGGGGCGGCCGACATCGGCACCGTCCTGCAGACCGACGCCGCGACCCACTATGGCAACGGTGTCAGCCCGCTCTCTGACCCGGGCACCAAGAAGCTCCTCGAACATCCTCTGGTGTCGGTGCTCGACCTGATTCCCGGTGAGGGTGGCGTGGCGACCAAGGTGGCCGATCGGGTGGGCGCCACAGGCGTCGCGGCATCCCTCGCAGCTCGAGGTGGTGACAGGTCGGCCGCCGGTGAGATCGCGCACCAGATCGGTTCGGTGAGCACCGGAGGCAAGCCTGGCGTCACGCTGCACGGTGATCTGGTGGCCAAGCTGTCGGTCAAGGACCGCATTGAGAAGATGGCGGGCCGCCTGGGCCCGGGTGGTGCCGGCGTAGGCCCAGCGATGGGTAACCTCGCCGAGGCGATCGACCAGGCCGGCGCCATGACGTCGCAGATGTACACCTGGCTGCTCGACGCCCCCTCGACGGCGCTCCGTGCCCTCGGGCCCGAGGACGTCTCCGCGCTCAAGAAGGTGCTCGACACCCGGCGGACCACCGGGGGCGACTCGGTCCGCGAGGCCCTCAAGGATCCAACGTTTTCGCCGGCGGCTCGAGATGTCCTGCAGATGTGGGTGAACGGGCCCCTGCGCTTCGCCACCGAGGCCGAACTATTCGCTGGCAACCTCCGGCCGATCGTCAGCCTCAACGGAGACGTGGGCATGTGGGCCACAGCGGGCAAGGGTGTGCGCAAGGTGCTGGCAGCCTCCAACGCCCGCAGAGCGGCTCAGCGGGCGGCCGTGGAGAGCCTGGACGCCCTCGAGCCCCATGTGGACCGGCTCAAGGCCCTCGACGCCATGCGGACTCAGGCCAGCGGTGCGTTTCAGAGCCGGCTGCAGGCGGCCCGTCAGCAGGTGTTCCAAGACCCTGAGCTGCAGCGGCCCTTGACCCAGGAGGTGTCGGATCCGTCGCGCTTCCGCCAGGCCCGGTCGCTCTCGAGGACAGAGCAGCTCCATGCCGTCGTTGGCGAGGGTGGTATCGCCGACCAGTTCCTCGAGCAAATCGCTAAGAGCTCAGATCCCGACCTGATCGGCACCCTGGCCCAGGCGATGAAGGAACGTTTGCGGGCATGGGGCCCCAAGTCGGTGAACGCCGCGGAGCACCCGGCGCTCCAAGCCCTGTACTCGGCCGCCGACGATTTCGACCGCTGGGCGAAGCTGTACCACAAGGAGCAGCGCGAGATCGACAAGGCCGTCTATGGCGAGGAGAAGGCCGCCGCGCATCACCTCGAGCTGCAGAAGCGGTTCCGGGCCCAGCGGGTGCAAGTGCTCAAGGACCGCCAGACTAAGGAACGTGACGAGCTCCTCTCTCGCTACCAGATGGGCAAGCGCCAGCGCACAGCGAAACTCGGCAAGATGATTCAGGACACGACCGAGCGGCGGATCTGGCACACCGAGATGGTGCGCACCCAAGGTGACGCCGAGGCCCGCCGCGCCACCAAGCAGGTGCTCGAGGGGCAGATCATGCCGCGAGTACGCCAGAAAGAGCGCGATTTCAAGGACGCATCCGCCAAGTCGATCAAAGAGGCCACGCGCAAGCTGCAAGATGAGAACAAACTCGAGTACACCAAGTTCGAGCGCGACCGATCCAAGATGTCACGCCGGCACGCCGACGAGCTCCGCAAGGAGCAGCGCGAACAGCGTGTCGTGACGAAGGGCATGGGCGAGGTGCTCGCCGACTCGGTCCGCTATGGCGATGCGATCCGCGCTTTCCACGACGCTGTGATGGACAACCCTGCCGACCAGTACCGAGACGTCTTTGTCGCCCTGATTCAAAAGCACATCAAGGAGAGCGAGGAGACGGCCGCGCTCACGGTGGCCACCGATCGCTACCTCAAGACACTGCCGGGCATGACAGCGAAGCGGCTCGCCAAGATCCGTGAGAATCCTGACGTTGTCAACGAGCTCACAATGGCGCACTTCCACGAGATCATGAATCAGCCTGATCTCTCGCCACAGGTGGCCGAAGATGCCAAGGCCGAGATGGAGGAGTACCGCACCACGGCCCATGAGGAGCTCAAGCTGCTTATCGGCCAGGGGCTCAAGGTGCCCTACATCCCGAGCGCCACCAGCTTTGACGAGACGCTCGGGCGCGACTCAATGGCGCCCCTCATCGGCCACGGGATCCCCAAGCCCGACATGGCCAAAGAGAAGGTGTGGGAACTCACCCCGCACAAGGACGATTTCGCCCTCGGCATCAACAAGGCAGTGGTGCAGGCACTGCAGCGCGACAGCACCATCTACCTCGCCGAGCACTACCTCAAGCCCATGACGCTCACCCAAGAGGCCGTGAACGGGTTCTTGTGGGTGTTCAAAGCACCAGAGATGCGCGAGGCCGGCGGCAACATCCCCCATGAGCTGCAGTCGCAGATGGCCAAGGATCTCGGCCTAGAGAAGTTCGACCCCAAGGGCATGTTCGGCTTCCAACTGCCGCGGTGGTCCCAGGCCGAGAACCTCTATCTGCCCAAGTCGATCGTCGGCGCGCTCAAGGAGTTCGAGAAGCAACGGCGCAAGAGTCTCCTGGGCAAGTCGAACAAGGTGTTCCGTTACAGCATCCTCGGCCTCTCGCCGCGCTACACCGCGCACATCATCTTCGGCGGTTCGATGATGTTGGCTCTGCGCTCGACGCCCTACGCGGTGACCATGATTGGAGACGCTGCTCGAGCTCTGCGCGACGGCACGCTGCCCCGGGACGTCTTTAGCGGGCGCGAGACAGAGCTCGGTTTCCAAGAGCCGATCAACCTGGTCAATCGTGAGATGGGCAAGGACATGATCAACGGCCTGGCTGTGCCCGAGCACATCGAGACACGCCAGCAAGTAAAGATGGCGGCCGCCAAGCCGATCCACGTTCTGCGCGCGCTGGCCGACATCAACTTTCGCTTCACCCATTACATCCGCGACATGCAGGCTGCCGTGGCCTATCTCGACGGTGCCGGCAAGGTCGACCGCCGCGGGGGCCGGGTGACGGTGGAGGATCCCGAGACGGGCAAGAACATCGACGTCAGCTCAGAGCGCGCGGTCAAAGAGGGAATCCATCACGTTCAAGAGGTGTTCGGCAACCTCAAGCGCATGTCGCCGGTGGAGCGCCAGATCGCGCAGACGGTCATGCCCTTCTACGGGTGGCAGAAACACATCTTGGGCTACGTGATGTCGTTCCCCTTCGACCACCCCTACCGGGCCCTGGTGCTCTCCCAGCTTGCGTTCCACAGCTCCCAGGACGTCCCCCTCGGTTGGCCCATCCGCATGCAACTCCTCATGTTCATGGGCTCACCCGATGGCCAGGGCAACGTCAACGCCATCGACATGCGATCCCTCGACCCGTTCCGAGACGTGGCCAACTACGCGACCTGGACCGGCGTGTTCGAGTCGCTCAACCCGGCCCTGTCGGCCCCCCTGGCAGCCGCGTTCGGGCCCCAGGCCATCTATGGCTCGAGCTCGCTGTACCCAGGCGTCACGTACAACGCGTTCTACGGCATCGAGACGTCGACCAGCGGGGGGTCATGGATCAACGCCCTCGAGCAGTGGGTGCCTCAGGCCGGCGCCGCGGTGTCAGCAGCCCAGGCGGCTGGCGGGATCCGCTCGGAGTGGCAGACCGACAAGAGCTCGGCCGTGAAGTCTCTCCTCGAGTCGCTCAACGTGCCATTCGTCACCCCGCCGGTGAACCTCAAACAGATCGCGGCCAAGGACGAGGACGCGCGGTTTGAGACAGCCAAGAATGTCGCCTATGACGCTTTCTCGTCGGGCAACTTCGCCACCCTCGCTGGATACAAGACGGTGCCCAACCCGCTCAACACTGCATACGAGATCACCCCGCAGGCCCTCGAGGCGCTCTACAGGCAGTCTCAGCAGGCCAATCCCGGTGTGGCACCCATCGAGGCCCTTCTGCCACCTCAGACGCCCTACGGCTGGTGAGGCTTGCCCGCATACGCGGGCGGGCGTAGGGTTGCATACATGGGAACGAAGCGTGGATCTACCAATGTATGACCCAACCCCTACAGCGGGGGGCGAGGAGCGGGTGAACGAGGAAGTTTGCGCCCGGTGCGGCAAAAAGATCGAACGGATCGGGGACTACTGGTACAGCGACAACGGCATGTTGCCGTACTGCCGAAAGAAGGCATCTCTCGGTGATCTGGCGGAACTGCACGCTCCACGGGTGGCTGCCGATGTCTGAACATATGGGTCCCAATACGCCACCATCCGACCCCAGCGCTACAGCGGTGGAGCTGGACGCGGCGCGGCAATGGCTCGAACGCAACTCAACGTCAGCCGCAGCATTCAACGGCCAACACCACGTCGCCGCGCTTCTTGCGATCATCGACGCCGCCGCCCTCTCGGCTCAACCCCATAGACCCGAGACAGGCGAGCCGCTCGGCAGCTGCGACGTGACCGCGCAACCGCACCCGCTCAATGAGAACTTTTGCGTTCACTGGACGCCCGCGGCCCAACCCCATAGACGCCCCGAGAGCGAGGACAAATGACGATGAGTGCAGGCACGTGCCCGCTTCATGCGCGGTCATACCCGTGCCCCATGTGCATCAGCGGGCCGCATTTGCCGCCGACCATGATGGTCAATCCACTGCAAGCCGTTGTGGACTCGTACCAGGCGCAGCTCGCCGCGGCCATGTCCCGCATCGCTGAACTTGAATCCCGCGCCCCAGACAGCGAAGAACGGGTACGGCTGGCAGCACAAGCGGTGGTATCGGACCTCGTCAATCTCTATCGCTGCCGAGTGTGCGGCAAGAACGGCCAGGGCCATCTCCGAGGCTGCACCGTGTTTGCTCTGGCGGCGGCGCTCACCCGTCCCGACACCGACCAGGAGGGCAGCGATGGGTGACCACGAGAACTTGACCAAGAAGCGGGACCCGCGGTTCCAGAAGGTGGAAGGCACCGCATGGACCGTGGACGTGGACGGCGAGATCCAGTGGCAGCTGCGCTATGGCGATCCTGCTTCGGTGCGGATGCTGGCGGCAAGTCTCGCGGAGCAGTTCGCCCGCCTGGCCGATCCATCGCGTCCGCTCAAGGACTGCCAGAACGCGCTTCGACGTGCCCGCCATGCCGTAGCCAACGCTCACGCAGAGGTGCATTTGTATGACTACCCCCGCCCACCCTCTGACCGCCGACTAGCTGACGACACCGCCCCCTCTGAGCCTAAGAAAGGACGCGACGAGTGAGCGGCCGGTACAACTTCGATGACGTCCCCGGCCCGACCGTCACGATCAGCTTTCGGGTGCCTGAGACGGCATCCCTGATTCTCGATGAGATCCTGCGTGACCCCGAGGTCGACGTGGAGAAGCGGACCCAGGCGATGCAGGACGCGTTCGTGAAGTGGATCATGCTCGAGGAGTGGGCCAAGGCCCAGCGCCACCCGGAGCCGGTCGATGTCCGAGGAGCCTGACACAGGTCGGCTTGAGGAGCCCGAGTTCATTCGAGGGTTCGACCCCTTGGCGCACAAGTGGCGCCCACCGCCCAAGCCCTCGCCGTGGAAACGGCACTTCGAGCTCGGCCGTATGCACCCTGGCCAGTGGATGAAGGTGGGCGAGTACAAGAAGGGCGGGCCCCGGGCCAGGCGCGACTTAATCAACCGCGACCGTGGCACGATCGCTCGCTACATTGACCGCTACTGGCCGCTTGAGCGGTGGCAGCTCAGGAAGGTCACCCTCGACGGAACGTGGTGCGACCGCGAGCTCTACATGCGCTTCGTCGGCACCTTGACCCCCGAGGAGGACGCGATCGACCGCCAGCGCCGGGCCGTCGAGTATGAGGCCAGGATGAAGCGCGCCGTCGAGAACAAGGCCCGCCGAGCTGCTGCAGCACGCCAGAAGGCCCAAGAGGAGGAAGCGAACGCCCGGGTACGCATACGGGCACGCCGGCGTCCCGGGGGGTAACCTCCACGCATGGCGCAGAGTGACACCCCGGTATCGGTCGGAACTGGCGCGACGTCGCTGCTCTGGCAGACGTCGACCGGAGTGCCACCGGATCCCGAGACAACCCTCGCCGGCAATGCCACAGCGCAAATCTTCCGAGCGGGCACGGTCAATGACCCGGTGCCGATCATCATTCAGAACCTCGATGCCACCAACCCGGTGTTCCTCGGTGGATCCGGGGTGACGTCATCGACTGGAACCAAACTCGTCGCCGGCGCGTCGATCACCCGCAATGTGGTCGGTAACGACTCGGAGTACGCGATCTCCACGGGTGGGACCGTCTCGGTGTCGGTTGAAGTCGGACGTCAATAGGAGGTCCAAATGGCCATCCACATTAAGGAGGCGAACCGAGGCAAGTTCACTGCGTCGGCCAACAAGGCCGGTGAATCGGTTCAGCAGCATGCTTCCTCCGTGCTCTCCAATCCTCGGGCGTCGGCCAAAGAGAAGAAGCGGGCCAACTTCGCGCGCAACGCGCGCAAGTGGAACCATCGCGGTAAGCGTAAGTCCAGTCGCGGCCGTCGCTAAATGGGTGTCGGTGGCGCTGAGGTAGGTCCCGGCGTCAGTCCGCCCGACACGGGCGGCGGTGGCGGCGGATCGGGCACGGTCACGTCTGTCTCGGTCAACAGTGCTAACGGCTTTGCGGGCACGGTCGCCAACTCGACCACGACCCCGGCCATCACGATCTCAACGACGATCACCGGGATCCTCAAGGGCAACGGCACAGCCATCTCCGCGGCGACACCTGGCACCGACTATCCGGCCACGGGCGTCATTACTGCCGGTGGTCCAACGGGCAGTGGCACGGCTGTGCCTGTCATCACGTACAACGCCAACGGACAGCTCACTGTCGTCACCACGACGGCAACGGTCGGCACGGTGGCGGTGGGCGGTGGTGGTTCGCTCGTTCTCGGCGGAACGGCTACGGCACCATCGCTTACTCGGGCCGCTCTTACTGGTGACGTCACAGCCTCCGCCGACTCGAACGCGACCACTCTTGTCGCCACGGCGGGTGTTGAGGCCATCATCAGAGCGCAGGGAGTTGGTGCTCCGGTTGTCTTTACAGCAGGTGGTACATGGACCCCATCAACGTCGGGACTACAAATCTTTGCCGCCCTCGTTGTTGGTGGAGGCGGCGGAGGTGCGGCAGGGAACACAGGTGCGAGTAGTGGAGGAGGTGGAGGAGGTGGCGGTGAGGTGCTTCCGTTCTTCTATCTCGGCAACGTCACAACTCCCCAAACTGTCACCATCGGCGCTGGCGGTGCAGCGGGATCGGTCGGGAGTGCGACGTCCATAGGGTCTCTTGTCACTGCGGCTGGCGGTGGTGCTGGCTCTACTTTTTTTGGTATCGCCGGGAATGGTGGCGACGCAGGCCCTTCTCAATCAAACGGACAGGGACTTGGTAGTTCGGGTGGTGCGGGCAATAGCACTAGTAGCACGGGCGGGCGTGGGGGATCAGGCATCGAACGTTACGGCGCTGGTGGTGGTGGTGGTGGTGGCCCGACTTCGGCAGCGGGAGGCGCAGGTGGTAGCTCAGGGGGGGGCGCAGGTGGGACTGGCGCATCTCTTGGCGGCGGCGGCGGTGGTGCTGGTGGTATCGGTGCGAGCGCCGGTCAAAACGGTACGGCGGGCCAAGGTGGTCATGGTGGTGCTGCTGCGGCCAACACTGGTGGTGGTGGTGGTGGGGGTGGTTGCGGTACTGCGGCTGGTGCGGGTGCTGCAGGTGGTTCGGGATACGTCATCATCTTCCAACTGGCCTAAATGGCGGACCACTGCAATGACCCATCTTCACGGGGAGCGTGGCAACTCAGTAGTCCCCATATCCCGTCCATAGGTCAGTTGCTAGTTCCTACGGGTGGCTTTGGATCGTCCAACATTCGTGGCGTTGCGATACTCGGCCACGGCCTAAACGAGAGTTCATCGGCTCTCGGAGTCCTTGGCGGTCTTGCTACAAACCTCCAAGCTGACGGCTGGGTCGTTTACGGTTGGCCGTATCCGGAGGACAACTTCTTTCAGGCGGGACTGAACGGTGGCGCCATCCCCAACACGGGAATAGCGCAAGACATCAATAACGACGCTGGGAACGGCGCGCGCTACCTAACCACAAATCTTGAATCGTGGGATCACATCAAGATATGGCTGCGCACCGTCATGCCGCAGTTGCATGGTGCATCGGGCCCGCTTCTCTCTTTGCCTCTCGCCGTGTTCGGGGAGTCATGGGGCGGCTGGCACTCGATCCAGGTTGCACTCAATCGGTCATCGGACCTTGTTGCATGGGGTGCGCACGTACCTGGCGTTGTTATGTCGGCGTTCATTCCGGCCCTGACAGAACCATACAGTTACGGTGCCCAACCGGCCTACAACAGCGGCACTACCTACCTCGCATTCCAGACGGTTAGTTTCAATGGGTTCATCTACATTGCGACTGGCACCACGACCGGCAATGCGCCCACCGGCACTGCGACCTCTAATGCCTTCTGGACCTACCTGATTGGACCGATCAACACGACCGGAGCCGACGTCAGCACGCTTCAAGGTATCGGCAACGGCAGCGGTGGCGTTCTCCCGCTATGCGTCGTCGGCTGGGCAAATCCCGACATTATTGCGGAGTCCTACCTCGTTCAGCCGTGGGCCGATACGGCGGCGGGGGGGTACTACGCGGGCCTCATGACGGAGAACGGGCCCCTGACCGAGGGACACCAGTTCTCCGCTAGCGCCGACGTGCCTTACTACACGGCGTTCTTTACTGGCTCGCTCTCCACCAGCTACTCGGCGGGCACAACCTATGGCGCGGGGACGATGGTTACCTACAATGGCTTCATGTACTCGTCAATCGCTGGGTCGACAGGCAATGCACCATCTGGCACGGCCACCTCCAATGCGTTTTGGACGTACTTCTCAACCCCTCCGTGGTCGTCAACGTATTGCGTCGACCATCTCTGTCCCAAGGCGTTCTAATGGGTGTCGGAGGAGCAGAGGTGGGGCCCGGTGTCTCCTCGCCGACGAGTTCGTCACTGCCAGCGGGTGCGGTCACTCAACTCGCCAAGACACCGTCAACGGGCACAGACTTCGGGGCAGCGCAGGCCAGTTTCCTCACTTGGACAGCGCCAGACGATGGTGAGATGCACCAAGTCACGATCGCGAGCACCATCGTTGCTGGAGCAGCCGGGACAACGGGTGGACCAGTTCGGGTTCTCTACACGTCGGGCGGCCAGGGTCTGAACGTCTCGGTCAGCAGCGGGACACTCTCGGCGAATCAAGTGGCCTCGTCAACCGAATCATTGGCGGTGGACCCGAACACTGTGGTTAATCTCCAACAGGCCAGCGGACTGGTGGCAGGCGCAGCAACGATCTTCTCGTCCATCATGGGCGCGTAAGGAGTTCCGATGGGAGTTGGCGGGGCAGAAGTCGGACCAGGGATCTCGACGCCAGCCGGTGCGGGTTCGGGCACCCTCACCGATATCACGTCGACGGGCGGCACGGTCACCGTCTCGAACGGGACCGGGCCGGTGGTGAACCTAGAGGTGCCATACCCGGCTTTGACGGACGCAGCGGGCAGCCTCGCTTTGGACTACGACATCACGACCGCTCTCGCGACATACCTCACAACGGCCTCGCTGGCCGCTGGTACTTGGCTCATCATGCATGGCGCTTATGTCAACTACCTTGACGCGACGGCAGCTCTTGAGTTTCAAGCGAACGAGGGGACGGCAACGGCGACTTTCGATGGTCAGAACGCAACGGAAATCGCATCCGCTACAGCAACCCTGCTTGTACCGATGAGCTTGGCGTTCCGTGCCACAATCACTGTGGCCGGAACCATCGTGTTTCAGGCCAAGGCAAGCACCATAACTGGCACACCAGTGATCCGGGCGGCGACGTCGGCGTCATCGTTCCCCAACGTCACCGGCTATACGGCGGTGCGAATCAAGTGACCATCGGCCGCGTCATCGACGTCTCGAGCGCGCAGCACCCCGGAGGTAACCCCGGCGCCGGCAAGCCGATCGACTGGTCCGCCGTGGCCAAGGCCGGCGTCACGACCGCCATCATCAAAGCCACCCAAAGCACTACCTACACAAACCCGTGGTTCCATGAGGATCTCGCCGGCGCGCTCGGCGCGGGCCTCGACGTCATGGCGTACCACTTCGCATCGTTCGGCAATGTCCAAGCCGAGGTGAATCACTTCGTCTCCGTCGCCGGCCGCCTGGCTCAGTGCCTCGACATCGAGACGTCAGAAAACGTCGTGTGGTCCCGAACCTTCCTCCAAGCGCTGGGCAAGCCGGCCGACGAGCTCCTCGTCTACGGGTCGGCCTCGAGCCTTCGCTCCGTGTATGCACAGCTCCCGGCGCTGCCGTGGGTGGCCGCATACCAATCGCACTCGCCCGGGTGGGGTGTGCTCTGGCAGTTCACCTCGACCGGACAGATCCCGGGGATTCCCGCGGCTGTCGACCTGAGCAACTGGCAGGGTTCAGAGATCCAATATGAGACGCTGTTCGCCACCACGGCGCCACCGATAGGAGAGCTCGAGATGCTTGCACCGACCCCGCAGGGCAAAGGTTTCTGGACTATCAACGCTGCTGGCGCCATCGTCACGCACGGTGACGCGCAGTACCTCGGCGGTCCAAACACCTCGAACACCGCGCCAGCCGGCCAGCCGCCGGTGTGGAACGGTCCGCCCAACCTCATCCCTGGCCATGTGGTCGCGTCGATCACCGCGCATCCGCTCGAGCAGGGCTATTGGGTGGAGGACAACGTCGGCAACATCTACGCATACGGTGCGGCCGAGGACTATCCCGTCAACTAAGGAGGCAACATGAACGTACTGACCACTCCCGGCGTGCAACACCTTGTCGCTGGCCTCGCCACCATCGGAGCTCTGGCTGCGCTGGCCGCCACGGGCGCGGTCCCCGGCAACGACGCACTGGTGCCGATCGTGGCCATCGGTAGCGCGCTTGTCGGTGGCGGCATCGCTACTTCCTCGGCGACTCAGGCATCCGCGGCGACCGCGGCGGCCATCCCGACTGTTGCCCCCGTGGCGGCTCCTCCTGTTGCCACGTAGGACCGAGTGTTTGAGGGTGTTGGCGGGGTCATCGTTGGGGTATTGCTCACCTGGGCGGGCGCAGCGTTCGTCAGGAGGCGCAGGATGAGGGCAGCCGAGGTCGACACAGAGCAAGCCAAGACCAAGACCGACCGCGAGCTGCTCGAAACGGTCTATTCCGTGCTCATCACCCCCGATCCGACCCCGCTGGTGCCCAACCCGCCACCTGGCCTGGTCGAGCGGGTGACCAACCTCGAGAAGGATCGCAACTTCACCGGAGAAATCACGGACGGCCACCTCGAGGGGACGGTACACACGCCCGCGGACTAATCTTTCCGAGCGCGTCCGCTTCGTTCCCAACGACGGGCCGATGAAGCGTGCCCGGGCCTCCGTCGCTCGGGCCGCTTCGCGTAGTTGGCGGTTTCTTGTGCAGGAAATCCTGCCCTTTGTCTCAACCCCGGTCTATAGTGGTCGCGGGAGCGAGGCGAAAAGAGGCGAGCGATGACTCTCTACAAGGTGCTGGGTCAAAAGGCTGAGTCGATCCACGGGGGTAGTGGCCGGTGGCATCGACCGCACGGCAAGCGACCTGGCAAGTGGATGGACGAGATCAAGAATCCATCGTGTTGTAAGCGCGGGTATCACCTGGTCGAGCTGTATTCGCTCGCTGAGTGGCTTCAGGCCGATGCGACGATCTACATCGCCGAGGGCCGGGGTGCATCGAATGGAGACGGATCGGGCAAGACGGCTTTCGCCCAGGCTCGGCTGATCCGTCAGGTCCACATCTCCGAGTGTGATCTGCGCCTCTTTGCCGCGGACTGTGCTGAGCATGTCCTGCCCATCTTCTCCAAAGTTCGACCCAACGATGACCGCCCGGCCAAGGCCATCGAGGCAGCACGTAAGTTCGCCAGAGGCGAGATGGGGGCCGCCGCTCGGGCCGCCGCTCGGGCCGCCGCTTGGGACGCCGCTGGGGACGCCGCTGGGGCCGCCGCTGGGGCCGCCGCTTGGGCCGCCGCTCGGGCCGCCGCTTGGGACGCCGCTCGGGCCGCCGCTGGGGCCGCCGCTCGGGCCGCCGCTCGGGCCGCCGCTCGGGCCGCCGCTGGGGCCGCCGCTGGGGCCGCCGCTTGGGCCGCCGCTGGGGACGCCGCTCGGGACGCCGCTGGGGCCGCCGCTGGGGCCGCCGCTTGGGCCGCCGCTGGGGACGCCGCTCGGGACGCCGAAAAGCAGTGGCAGGCGAACACCCTCCTCGGCTATCTCAAGGAGGCTTGATGTCGATCGAAATAGTGGCGGACCTTGAGCAGATCGAGGTCCATTCCCCGGAGTGGCATGAGCTTCGCAAGCTCGGTGTCGGTGGATCCGATGCCGGCGCCGTCTGCGGGTTCTCGAGGTTCCGCACGCCCTACCAGGTGTGGGCCGAGAAGGTCAGCCCGGTGGTCCCCGACGAGGACGACGAGAACGAGCCGCAGCTTTGGGGCAAGCTCCTCGAGCCCGTGGTCCGTGAGGAGTTCACCCGGCGCACCGGGATTCAGGTGCACCCGTTCCCCCGCATGGTGCGCAACTCAGAGCGCCCCTACATGCTGGCCAACGTGGACGGGCTCACCGGGCCCGCTCAGTCGCTCACGGGCGCCTATGAGGGTAAGACCACCCGCCGGTCCGATCTGTGGCCTGTGGCCGACGACGGGACCGTACAGGTGCCGTTCGACAACATGGTCCAGGGCATGCACTACCTCGCCGTGCTCGAGCTCGAGCGGATCTACTTCGCCTGCCTCGTTGGTGGCCAGACGCTGCGCATCGCCGAGGTCGAGGTCAACCCCCAACTGGTCGAGGATCTCATCGCCATCGAGGCCGCCTTCTGGCAGTCGGTGCTGGACCGCAACCCGCCCGAGGTCTCCGCGCAGGACGTCTCGGTGCTCCGCTCGAGGTGGGATGCCGAGGCCGGCAAGCGCATCGAGCTCTCCGGCACGCACCACACCAATCTCAAGGTCCGGGCCAAGTACAAGACACAGATCAAGGACACGCAGGAGAAGATCGACCAGATTGACGCCGAGATCATGGCGTTCATGGGTGACGCCGAGGAAGCCGTGTTCAACGGTCAGACCGTCGTGACCTGGCGCACGGACAAGCGCGGTCGGGTCGACGGCACCGCGCTCGCCGCGGCGCACCCCGAGATTGCCGACGAGTTCCGCAAGCCGCCGGGCCGGCGGTTCCTTCCCAAGGAGATCACCGAATGAGCACCACCCAGACAACCGACCTGCAGGCAGCGCTCTCAGCGCGCCGCGCCACCGTCGAGGGCCAGCCGGCCGTCGCCGAGTACATCCCCGCGGCTAATCCGGCCACGGGTGAGATCGTGTCGGCACCACAGCAGGGGCATTCGCCTGCCTCGCCAAGCCCGGAACCGCCTCCGGGTACTGCTGTGGTGTCGGCACTCCCTCCTGACTATTCGATGATTCCAGCCAAGGTGCTCGGCGGGATCCCCTATGCCAGCGAGTACGCCCGCCTGGCCAAGACGATCTGCAACACCGAGATGGTGCCGGCGCCGATGCGTGGCGCCTGGGACAAAGTCATGGCCGCGTTCATGCGTGGCTATGAGATGGGCCTCGGGCCGATGCAGGCGCTGGACTCGTTCAACGTGATCGAGGGCAAGGTCGGGCTCGGTGCCGAGGCCATGCGCGCACTCATCATTCAGGCCGGCCACCAGATCCTCCTCGAGGACATCTACGACGCCGATGGCACGACGTTCATGGGGACCAAGGCCGAGTGCCACCGCTCTGACTGGCCTGACGACCAGTGGCGCACCTACATCTTCTCGATGACCGACGCTCGCACGGCCGGCCTCTTGCGTGAGTCTCGGTCCGGAAAGCCGACCAACTGGCAGACATACCCCCGCGCTATGACTGACGCCCGCGCGACCAGTGGAGCCGGGCGGCGCTACTTCCCCGACGTGCTCGCGGGTATGTCCTACACACCCGAGGAGATCCGAGACTTCGGTGGCTCGGCCGAACAGGAGGCATTGCCATCACCAAGCGACGTCGCAACATCGACCCCCGGCCCGTCATCGACGTCTCAGGAGAGCTCGCCCCCTGCCGATGCCCCCGTGGCATCTTCGGCTACCGCACCTCCGTCGACCGAGACTGCCGGATCCACGGACAGTGCTTCTGCGACATCACCGGCGGATACCGCCGCGCCTGCCCCCGCCACAGCTTCGAGCTCGACAGCGAAGAAAGCGAGCGCGCCGAAGAAAGCCGCAGCCAAGAAATCAGCCGCTGCCCCGAGTGCACCTCCACCGGAGGCCAGCACAGCGCCACCTGCACCCGCTCCTGGTAGTGGTGGTGTCCTGCGCGAGATGGCATCCGCTCTGGTCGAGATCGTCAAGGGTCAGCCAGCCGCGCAGCAGCCACTCCTCCGGGCCTTCCTCCGTGAGCACTTCCCGAACGGCATCGAGGCCATCACCGAGGAGGCCGACATGCAAAAGGCGATCGACATCGCGGTCGGCTGGCCTGACTCAGCGACTCAGCACCCCGCTCCACTCCGCGGCAAGGAGATGTGGGGCGGATTCTCCACCAAGGTGCTCAAGGTCGCCGAGGACTACGTCATGACCTGCACGCTCTGTCCCTGGCAGCTCGAGGAGGCCGCTACGACCAAGAACCTTCCCGACTTCCGCCGGGCCGAGCTTGCCACACAGACGGCTCAGCAGCATGAGACGGGCGAGTACCAAGACGGCACCCCGTTCTGCCCAGGAAAGCCGGCTCAGGGCCGGCTCGAGACGGAGTGAGCTGGGGGGACAGGTGGCGTGCCTGGCGCCGCCGGCGCCGGGTGTACCGCCGAGCGAGACTGCAGCAACCGTGGCGGTCGTTTCGAGGGAGGACGTGGGAGTGACGCCGGTTGTATACGAGACGACCACCCGAACCGTTCACGCTGTCGGCACTGTATGCAAGCTCGCCGAGTGGGTGCCGTTCGAGCTTGAGTCCCTTGATCGGGTCACCACAAAGGCATGTAAATGCCTGGTGGATGCCCTTGGTCCGTTCGCTGTGGTCACAAATCGGCGATGACCGACCCCGAGCTTGAGCAGCTCGCCGATCACATCGAGGCCGAGTGGTACCGAGCTCCCAAGCCAGCGCCCTACGCAAAGGGTCCGGGCCGTATACAGATCGTGCTCGACGCTCCCGCGCAGCTCCTGACCATGAACGCGGCCAAGTCAATGCACCATCGGCCGTGGTCCGATCTGACTCGAGCGTGGCGTCACGCGGCGTGCCAGCGGGCTCAGTTCCTCGAGATCCCGTCGTTGAGCGCTCGGGTGGGCATCGAGGCCCGTCCGCTGCAGTACGGGGGCATCCTGGCCGATCCTGGCGCCCATATGCCCTGTGTGAAAGCGATAATCGACGGGCTCCGCGACGCTGAGGTGCTAGTCGATGACACCGGGGAGCACATCGCGTGGATTCAGATGCACGCGCCGATCAAGGCAGAAGGGGCAGGCATGGTCATCGAGATTGTCCGGGTGGAGCTGTGAGGATTTGTATGCGCTGTGATGCTGCACCTCGAGCTGGTGGCTCCGCTCTGTGCGAGGAGTGCCAAGACGATGTGAAGCACGGTCGACCGCTGGCAGTGACGTCCGAGGAGGTCGAAACCCTTGAGGCGCTGCACATCCGCCCACCTCGGCAGAAGGCGACCCGCTCGAGCTCAAGCGATCGACGTGGCCACGATCGGACGGCCCACGATCGCAAGCCGGCGGGGTGTTGGTTCTGTCAGGGTGGCCGACGCGAGGCGAACGTTTCGACCGGACCGCTCTGTTCGAAGTGTTTCGAGCTCCTGCACGGAGTCCGGGTGTACCTGTGTACCATCTGCTCGACGCTCGAACCACTCGAATGATGGACGACGACGACCCGTTACGACCTGCCGCCGGCGTGTTCTTCGGGTGCCTACTCGCCATTTTGGCGTGGGGCCTGATCGTCGGCGGGGTCGTGCTGCTCTGCGTGTGCGTGGTCCTGGCCTGGGGTTAAGCCGCAACGTTCAGTTGAACAACCCCGGATCCATCCCTCGATCAGAGTCGCGATAGCGCGGGCGTCCGGTCGGGCGGGGTGGTTCCTCGTCCAACAGCTTGCGTGTCTCCTCGTCGTCGCAGTTCTTCCCGTCGCAGTCGGGCCGGTGGTACGGCGGGTCACAGCGGAAAGAATCGGGTTCGGCGCGCTCTGCCACTGGCTCGAAATCCATCGGTGCCAGGGCCTGGGTGTGCGTCTCGGTCCATCCTGGGACCCATCGGCCGCCCCTCATGTTTCGTCGGCCAACGGCCCGTGGTATTCGATCGGCACCGCCGACGTCGCACCCGCTGTGATGAGGTGCTTACGCCGGGCGTGCTGTGCGTTGGCCAGGGCCTCACGGGCCGCCCGAGCTCTGATGTTCTCAAGTGCTGTTGTCATGTCAGCAAGTCTGACGGGTGCAGGGTATCCTGCCTAGCCCTGGCGATGGGGATTGTCGATCCGTTGGCCGATCGCCGGCTCTGGTAACCAAAGAGCAACCATTGTCCAAACGTCAGCAGCTCTGACACGCTGGCCGGCGTCAGGGTCACTGACAGCGTGTCAGGCACGATTGGTGGGTGGGTGGAGAACTTAGGTTCCACAGCCCCTCATCTATGCTCAATAGGCATGCTTGCTGCCTAGCTAGCGCGCTTGCTGATGGCTAGCAGAGCTGCTCCCTCCCTCCTGTTTGTCCAGCTCAGGGCGGGGGGGTGCACAGTTGCAAGCAGTGGTGCAGTGCTAGCCCGGTGCTAACTGGTGTCGGTTTCTGCGAGCCGTTTGGCCCAGCCACCACAGCCGGACAGAGGAAGAATCCACACACTCTCCCCCTCACTTTTGAACCGATTTTTCATACAAGATTTCGGGGAACACGCAGGTCAAAGGCCCGTGCTAGCTGAGAGCTAGCAGATCAGAGGCGCAGGCCCGAAGGGTCGAGCACGCTTTTGCACAGGTGGGGAGAACCTGTGAGTGCACGGACCGGCTGCGCCGCGATGACAGCTTGCCCCAGCCTCACCAGCACCGGCCGAACCGGGCGTGGCTGCATCGTCACCGCAAGATGTCCGGGCTCAGCGGACGCGAGAGGTCGGTGGCATCTCTGCCGTTCGTGTGTCGCTCCCGGTGCACGGGTCCGATTCGACGCCTATGTGGCACTGACACTCACCGGCGGCCGTGGGGAGGGGGTCGGGCCGAGATCCCGCGCGAGGTGCTTGAGGTTGTACTCCTTTTCGGCTACGATGTCTAGTGCCGATTCGACGCGGCAGGCTTGGAAGTGGCCCCCCTGGGTCGGGGGGTCGCTTCGCGTCCGGGGCACTTGACGAGCGCGGCCGGGGTCAGCAGGATGTCCTGCATGGCTTTTGAACTGACCACCCGGTTCATCGCGCAAAGCGCATCGAGCGAGGAGGAGGCCCGGGCCGAGCTCGCCCTGTTCTTGGTCAACACGCCGGCGAACCTCATGGCCGACGCCGCACAGTGCGATGAGCTCGAAATGGCCGGGCCCGATCTCGAGTGGCCCGACTTTCGATGACGACCTACCTCGTTGACATCGGCCTCCTCGTTGAAGCCGACAGCACCGACCACGCTCGGGCCAAGGCCGCTGAGTACCTCGGGTCCCTCGGCGACGTCGAGAGCGACGAGCGGGTTGGCGCCATCGTGTCCACCGCCAACGTCATGTTCGCCCGCGACCTGTTGGGGCACCGCACCGAAATCGGCGCCGTCGACACGACGACATGAGGCCGCCCGCCCGGTGCGCATGCGCGCTGTCGCGCTCTGCGTGCCCGCTGCACGCCGCGATCTTGCCGGCGCCACCGTCGTTGATTCATCCCAAGGCACCGACTACCCTCTCGCCCTATCCGAACTTGGAAGCACCAACCGACCGAACCAACTGAGCTCCTCGAGGAGATAATGATGACCGTTGCCGATCTTGAAACTGCCGTCGCCGAGGTCCAGGCGGCGCAGGCCGCACTCGCCACCGAGGTCACGACCGCCATCACCGATTTCCAGGCCGAGATCGCCGCTCTCCAAGCCGCCATCGCTTCGGGCGACAGCACCGCCATCGCGGCGTCGATCGACAACCTGAACACCGTCGCCACCGGCCTTGGTGCGAGCGCCGCCGCCCTGGCCGCGGCAGACCCGGGGCCACAGCCCGCCGACGAAGGAATCGTGGACGCACCGACCGCCGGGACGCCCAACGTGGATCCGACCGACCCAAACTCCCCCTCGGCGGCCCCAACATCGCCGCCAGTCACAACCGAGCCGACCACGACCGACGACACTGCGAGCTCTGCATCCGATACGGCCTCAACGTCGGACGAGACGAGCGCGGACGAGTCATCGACTGAGCCGCCGGCGTCCTGATGGGCCCCCTCTCGGGGTTTTCCATCATCGCCCTGTTTCTGTTCTTGGCCGGGGTATCTGACGACTGGTGGACAACACGGCCGAGCGTGATCGCCGCGGTCTACATCATCGTGGCCATCCTCATCTTCATCGACTTGGTGTTCGTGCACTCAGGCGGATTCTGGTCGGGCTGGTGGGAACGTCGACGTCATCCTCTGGTGGTGCAGAATCGCCCGCCGCAGTGACCAACGGCTACTTCTCCATCCAGGGGTACCAGACCGAGACGGCCTCGGTTGGGCGCTCCAACCTCGGCCCGTTCAACGTCCCATTCGGGCCCGTCACCGAGGTACTCACTGAAACCTTGAGCGCTGGGACTGCGACCATCCCCGTGCCCGCAGGCAGTTTCGGCGTGGCGATCATCCCCCCGCTCGGAGCTCCACCGGCCGGGGTGACCCTCAAGGTCAAGACGGTGTCAGGCGACTCGGGCACGTTCATCTCGACCGAGCAGCCGACCATCTTCGAGTGGGACACGGAGAACAGCGAGGTGCCGACCGATCTCTACTTGGTCGTTGCCGGTGGCGACATCACCCTTGGCCTGCAGTTTCTCTGACCGGTTGACAGGATTTCCTGCATAGGGCAGGATACCCTGCATGGATCCCATCATCACTCGCATCGACCCCGACGATCCCAAGACGTTTTTCCCCGAACTCCGGCTCCGGTACATCCCCGACGACAAGATCCACGTCATCACGGCCCGCAAGGACGATGACTCCGGCTGGTGGATGACCGACGAGGATGGCAACGACTCCGGCGGCCTCTCCGACGTGGTCTACCGCGCCACCCCCGATTGGACCGTGGCCGCCGCGGTGCCGATGGACGAGGACGACGAGATCGAATCGGTCGGGCTCGACATCGAGAACCTCTCGGCCGAGGACATTGACGAGATGGTCGGGCTCATGCACGCTTCGAACGAGTCGCGTGTTGAGGCGCTCGAGGAGAAGGCCGGGCCCAACAACGCGGGATCGCTCGAGAACGCGTTCGACGCACTGCGCATGATGGTGTTCCTCGAGCAGATCGCAGCCAAGCTCGACATCAGTGCCGTGGCCCATCTCGACTTCGAAGGCCGCCGCGCCGCCATGCTCACCAAGATCGAGGCCACCTACGCCAAGATGCTCGCGACGCGTCAGGCGGCCGACCGGGCACAGAGGATGGGCGCCGGCCCGCAGCTTCGTCCAGTTCCCGGCCGCCCCCCCTCGCACTGATGGCCAACCTCCTCCGCACGTTTTGGGGCACAGTCGACGCGGCCGGCGGTGGCCTGGTGACGATTGTGGTCACTACGCCGGAGTGGTTGGACTCGATTGCTGAGGGCGACAAGGTCCACGTCACGTACCTGCACGACGACGAACACAGCAGTGAGGACTGATGGCTCGATCGACCCTCACGGACCACGTCGCGCAGCACGAACGCATGATCCGCGACGCGAACGAGAAGGTGCTCGCCGCGACCGCTCTGCTCGAGGTCCGCGTCATCGCTGCTCGCGAAGATGGCGTGTCGTGGGGCCGCATCGCTGGCGCGGTAGGCATCGCACGCCAGTCCGCCACCGAGCGGTTCGCCAAGCTGCCCGAGATCGCCGCGCTCGAGGAACGATGAACCGCCGTCAGATGCTCGCCGGCATGGGAGTCACGGGAGCGGTGTGGGTCGTTCCTGAGATCACCACCTATCGCCCGGCCGCCGGCGCAACGCTGTCAATGCCCGAGGGCCGTCCCGTTGCAGCACAGGGAAAGCCGTTGGCCTACACCGGCGAGGACAACGAGCGCGACGTCGCTCTCGGGCTGGCGTTGATCACCGCCGGCTGGGTCATCAAGCATTGGGCACCTCGGACCTTTGAGTCGAGACCCTGGTGAGCGCCGTGGACGAGCACGTCGTCTCGAGCCTTCCCGACGTGCGGCGCGTCGGCGTCGACCGCACCATTACCCGCTACCGCGGGCGCTGCTCCTGTGGCGAGGTGACGTTCATGCACTATGCGACCCCGGACTCGGCCAAGACGGCGATCCGACGCACCCATATCGCACGACTCGCACTCAACGAAAGGTAGGGAAGCATGGTAGGTGGACCGATGAAGCTGGCTGTCAACCAGTTCATACTCAGCAACCCGACAACAGCGCTGCACGTCGCCGAGGGATTGGTGGCAGTCGGTGCTGGATTGACACTTCGCCACATCATGAAGTCAATCGGGGTGCAAGAGGCCGACCTTCCCGAGCGCGGGATGGCCGAGGTGGAGCTGCTGGACGAGAACAAGCCCGATGGGTTCTTCCACGACGGAGTGGTCAGCATCCACGCATCGCTCATTGAGCACAAGATGCGCGGCGACATTGCACTGCCCCAACTCGGATGGCGCCACGGCCTGTGGCGGGTGACGCATCGCATCGCCGGATTCCGCGAGGTGGCATCGACCGAGCAGGCCAGCGGATTTGTCGTCACCGACATCGCCACCCCGGTGATGAACGAGAATGGAGTGCTGGTATGACCGAAGCATCAGAGCAGCAGACGCTTGACCTGGGCGAGTACCGCGGCAAGCAGATCACCGACACCGCGGTCAAGATCCTCAACCAGACCGGCGGCTTCCATCCCGAGACAGAGATGGCCGAGCCGCGGATCTTCGAGATGGACGAGGAGTTCACCATCGCGGCCCGCGTCGTGGTCACCGACCACAACATCAAGCGGATCCTGTCGCGCAAGGACGACGACCCCGATCGCCTGCAGCTCTTGCAGACGTGGCTCATGGGCACCATCGCCGTCATCCCCGACACCGGCAATGTCAAGAAGGAGCTCGACAAGGTCGCCGCGGCCAACGCGCGCCGCGAGGCAGCAGCCGAGGAGGCCAAGGCCGCTAAGAGGGGCAAGAGCGTGCGCCGTGGTCACCTGCGCTCTGTCGGTTCGAGCATCGAGGAGGCGCTGCAGGGCGCCACACCCGAGGGCGTTGTTGATACCGACCCAGCCGGAGTCGGCCGGCCCGCACCAGATGGCGTCGACACGGAAGTGTCTGAGTAATGGACACGGATGAGCTGACTCGCCGGTTCGCCTATCACAAACCGCCCGACGATCGGACGATGGTGGCGCACGACACCGTCCGGTTGTCGTGCGTTGAGCTGGCCCACAACCTCAATGTGCTGCTCCCCGAGGGCCGTGAGAAGTCACTCGCGATCACCCATCTCGAGGAGGTCATGTTTTGGTCCAACGCGTCGATCGCTCGGGATCCGTTGCCCCGTAGTGGATGACGTTGCGCCAGAGCCTGCAGAGGTACGTCCGCGGCCTGTTGGAGGAGCCCCCGACCCCTCTCGACTCGCCCCCCCCGACGCCGAGCCAGGAGTCGACCCCGCCGACTACGACAGCGAGTTCGATGACGATGGGCGCGGCCTCGGAGGCGGGGCTACTGGCGGTGGTCCTGCAGACGATGCGCGAGATGCAGAGCGAGCAGCTCCGCGAGACGAGGGAGATGGTGCTGTCGATCCTGCAGGGTCGCCCGATGGAGACGTCATCGGGGCAGACGAATGGGTCGGGGGAGGACCGGCCACCCTTGAAGGAGCCCTACGATCCGCCGGATTACGACTCGGACGACCTGACGGACCTGCCCGAGGGGATTCAGTCGATATTCGACCGGGAGCGCCAGGAAGTGACCGATCTTCGACACTTGAGGACGGAGCGCGAAGTATTGGCCGCGCAGTTGGACGAGGCGAGAGCGATGCTGATGGACCCGCAGGGGCCCGTTTCCGATCCCTCCTACTCGACGGACTGAACCGTCCGATGGGAGATGATCTCTCCCAGGACCACGTCACTGGCCGGGTCTACAAAGTGAGTTCGATTCAAGGTGGCGGGGTGTCGCTGGTGTTCCACGTCGACCCCGACGACGCGGACATGGCTCTCGGCTACATGCACTTGCGCGGTCAGACCGTCGAACTGCGGCTCTCGTTCCCATGACCGCGGGTAGTTGGGTCAGCGTGTGTCCGAGCGAGATGGAGATTGGTGATGTGTGGGCCGAGCGCGGCCGGCTGGTGCTCAAGGAGCAGAATGTCCATTCGATGACCTGGTGTCTGATCTTCTGTCCCCACCCCGATAACCACTGTGGCGAGGATGGGGACTTAACCGAGGAGGCGTGGCCCGAGCTCGCGCCACTGAGACTGTTTCGGCCGGCATGACCGACTATCTCGAGGTGTACCAGGCACTGCTGAAACGATCGCTCGAGCGCGGCGTGCCGTCCGACGCCCTGGCCGACATCTTCGAGCTGCCGGTGGACGTCGTGAAGGAGATGGCCAAGGAGGTCAAGATCGAGCGGTTCGGCACCCATGACCAGGCCGAATACCTCGAGAACCTGCAATGGATCACGCTCGAGCGCACCGAGCAGATTATCCGCCACGGCTCGCCCGACCAGGTGGCGCGCATCGCCACGACCGTGTTCGGCCGGCAGATCGCGGTGGCCAGCAAGCGCCCGAGCTCGGCACTCGAGGAGCAGCGCGCCGACATCCTCGAGATGTTCCGCGGCGTGCGCGAGTCCGCCCCGCGCGCGACAGGCCCAGGTAGGTTTGTCATGGGCAACGTGGCGATCGACCGCAAGGCCAACCGCCCGGACGAGGACGACGACGATGGATAAGCCCAAGACGACCAAGAAGCTCGCCATGTACCGCGCGGTGGCTCACCATGAGGAGCACACCTGTGGAAACTGCGACTCGATGAATCCGAACGGGTCATGCGAGAAGGTGCGCGGGCAGGTGGACCGCCGCCACGTCTGCGATCTCTGGACGCCAGAGACTGAGGCCGAGGACGATGCCACGTAGTTGCGAGGAGTGCGACGAACCTGTCACAGCGCGGGCCCGAATGTGCTCAAACAAGTGTCGCAACCGCAAGTGGCGCAGAACGGCCAAGTCGTTCGAGACTTATCGTCGGTATCGAGAGCGCCACCCAGAGCGCGAGAAGGCGCGGAAGGCCGTGAATAACGCCGTCCGATCGGGTCGTCTGATCAAACCATCTCACTGTGGATGCGGATCACTGTCCGTCGAGGCACACCACCACTTGGGGTACGAGCCAGAGCATTGGTTCGATATCGAGTGGTTATGCAAACAGTGCCACTGGGATCGCCATGCCTAACTTGGACCTGTGGCCAATGTTGGAAAAACTAGAGATCCGCACGAAAAAAGGGAAACGTCTCAAGCTCGACAGGAACTCCGCCTTTGCTTGGGCACAGAGAGAGTTCGTCGCGGAAGTCGAGAGGCAGTACAACGCGGGTCAACCTGTACGGGTGATCGTGCTCAAGGGACGCCAGCTCGGGATCTCCACGGTGACCGAGGCGATCCTGTTCTTGTGGGCGTTCATCCACCCCGGCGCGTTCTCGTTGGTGCTCTCCAAGGAGAAGGACGACAGCACCTACTTGTTCTCGATGACCAAGCGGTATTGGACACACGGCCCGTTCCACGACCTGTTCTCGCTCAAGTACGACACCAAAGAGGAGATGGAGTGGGATGCTCCGCTCGAGTCGCGCGTGCGCGTGGCCACGGCCAAGAAAGAGGAAGTCGGCCGTGGGATGACCATTCAGGCGTGTCACTGCTCGGAGGTGGCGTTTTGGGGCGACAACGTCGACACCATCGTTCCGGGCCTTGAGAACGCGATCCCCGACGAGCACGGCACCATCTGGATCCACGAATCGACCGCCCAGGGTGTCGGTGGTTACTTCCACGATGAATGGATGGATGCGACCGACCCCGAGGGCGGCAAATCTGACTTCGTCCCGATGTTCTTCCCGTGGTTTTGGCACGACGAATACGAGATCGGCGACCATCACCTCACCTACGACAACCTCGAA